GTCGTACTCAAGGCCAACTGAAATAATCGCTGAGTCAGACAGCGGGTTGGAAAGTGCCAATCTCACGTATGTCCATGTATCGGCTGTAATAGCGGGCAAACTCAGTAGTTCTGTCTCAGTAGCAGCGTTAGCCGTAGTCGAGAGAACTAATTTCACCTGACCTGAAGTAAGCGTGACTGTGGACTTGAACCAGAACTCAACGTGCGTGAACTTCGAGAGGTCAAGGCTCACCGTCTGGGAAGCGATGATGTCTCCCGCAGTGCCAGACCCTGTTATCACGAACTTGTTAGATGCAGAACCCTCGCGCCGGTCTTCTGTCTCAGCGGAGACTGTTACGCCAGTGCCTGAAGACTCAGACCATGCGCCGTTACAAGTCTCAATGACCTTCTCGGTTTGATTCAGGCGAACCTGAATCTTGTTGATACCAACCATCGAAGTCGGAATGGAGAAGTTGTTTACATAAGATGAGGTATGTAAGGATATGTCACGTAGCGGTGGAGAACCCTTGCGAGGTATCGCACGTATCGCCCTATTAATCGCACGATGTACCCTCCGTGGGTCTAAGTCTCTCTGCCAGAGTTCGTAGGTGTCACCGTCAGCTACGGTAGCTGCCAGAACATCACCTCGAAGCGTCCCCGTAGTAGAGGAGCCAGTGTAGTCGTTGACTAACCTGATTACCTCGTCATTGGTTCCTGAAGTACCGCGCCAGTACCAGCCATTGATATAGTCATCTGTAGCTTCTAACTCTGCGTCAACAAAAGTAGAAGTCGAACCTGATGACGTGGCAGTATGCGATTCGTAGCCCCCATACTGCTCACCAATGCTTGCGGCAATTTCTTCTCTGGTTTGAGATATTAGGACTGCGATGACGAACCTCTATGCGTGAATCTTTTTATGTATGTAGTACGCTGCCGTACGCGATCTGCCTTTTGGTGCGCTATTTGTCCATTCGCACTGAGGACACGTTCCAGAGGAAGCCTTCCAAACCTCAACAGGCACTTCGGGTGCTGGAGCAGCTTCTACGGGCTGTGTGACATCAGTAGCAGCTTCTGAACTGCCACCTGGCATCAATTGTGAAATAGTAAGTTCCCGAATCTTACGTTCTTGGTCTTCTCGTTCCTGGTCACGAGCCTCAGTAATAGCAGCCCATTCATTCCTATGACGATGTTGTGCATGGGTTCTAACGTCAAGCATCGTGCGAAGGTTCGACTTATTACAAGTGCCAAGTCCAAGAGTTTTGTGATATTCGCGGTCGGAGTGGTTCTCATGCAGTAAGCAAAGGTACTCTCCACGGCTAACTGGTGGAGCATCTGCTTGACGAGTAGTAAATATCCGCTTCCCAGTTTCAGGGTCAGTTTTACCTAGTTGAGTTGGCAGCATGTTGTTATTAACAATTGAAGCCTCTCCGTTACGAATGTCATAAACAACAGACTTACCTGCTGATGATGCTTCCTCAACAATCATGGCATAAGGATCATCTGCTGTTGGAGTATGAGTAAACTCACCCGCCTTCAGATCGGTGTCATCAATAGCATCTTGCGCTTCTAAAGCAAGTTCATGCACAGATGTTCCGTCAAGGCTGTTATTAGCCATGTCTGCCATAGTTGATAACTGTTCTTTTGTAACGGCCATTAGTTCTTCCTCTTTCGGGCTTCACGCTTTGCACGCTCATCGTGATACGCCTCAGCCCATTGCTCAGGTGTTCCTGTTGGTGATACATCATATACGTCATCAGAGAATCCCCTCAAACGCATTTCATTTGCCATATCACGAAGACTACCTACTGTTTCATAAACTCCACCACTAACAGGGTCACCACCAATAATGTTAATCGGCTTTGCCCCAGCAAATAAATCAGACCTACCAAGTACCTCTTTATACGTGGCTATTCTATCGTTTCTAACAACTCGCAATTCTTGAAAGCGATGTGAACCGTGACCCGGTTTGTCAGCATCGTATTCACGTAACAGGAACGAAGGCTCGTCATCAGAGACATGAAAAGCTATTGCATCAATCATTTGACTCCTCTAGCCCCGCATTAGTTGTTGCCCCCGCCCCGAAGGGCGAGGGCCTCATTTACCTATTGACTAGGCGTTCCAGTCACGGTTTGCCTTGACGAGAATGTAATCTACGTCAAGAGTTTCAATAGCCGCTCCCTTTGCTTCAACACCGACACAAAGGCCAAGGTTGACAGAAGTAGAAGCAGCACCCGCAACGGTCTTTTTCAAGTCACCGTCAATGTACCAACGAGTGTCACCGTTAGGCGCAATTTCAAGCCTAAGAATTTGCCACTCACCAGCAACAGCGTCATCGTCTAAGTCTAATGACCCAGAAGCTGTAACAGCACTGGCAGTACCACCGTTGTAAACAGCGTGCCAATCTTCGTCATCAGTGAGTTCCGCTGACAAGAAAAAACCAACGAAGTCCGAAGCGGTATTCGTCATCGTTGCAGTAGCACCCGTGAGGATGTCCGTTTCGATTGAAAGCGTTTCAGGCGCAATGTCTGAAAAGCCAATGAATACCTCTTTAGTATCGAGGTTTTCCATTTGAACACGAGTTTCAAGAACAAGAGTTCCACTAAGGGCAACATCAAATGCTGCCTGAGTGCCAACCATCGTAGTGTGGTTAGCTTCATTGGTTGTAGTAATCCGACCAGCACCAGAAAGAATCCCGGCAATAGTTGGAACACCAGCGTCAACTTCAGCACTACCCTGACCACCGACACAAAACGGGCCGAGCGGTCGAAGTTCAGCAGTACCTGCGATTGGGTCTTCGCCGTAGAAGTCATAGAAAAGTCGGATACGTCCCACTTCTCCTTGTGCGTTTATAGCCATTTTTTATTACCTCGTCCCCTAACCGATAAGGCGGGTTTGGGACTAATTAGTTAGTCTCTCTACGATGTAGGAGTAGTTGCATCCGACAGGATTTCGTAGAGCCAGTTACCTGAAGAGCGTTCTCCGTAAGCATACTCGTCCCTGTGAAGAACCTCAGTAGCACCGCCACCAAGTTTCTCGTTACGAATAGTCTTGACCCAAGGCATTCGAGCCTGGACGCAGATGATCGCACCGTTTGTACCTGAAGCAAACACTCCACCCTTGGCATCGTTAGATGAAATAGTGATGTTGTCATCCGTGTATGCCTGTGCGTTTGCAATAGGCAGGTTGAATGAGTTCTTGAAAACATCAGCCGTTAGACCCTTAGAGATGTCGTAAGTTCCAACACCTGCTACCAGTTCGTCAAACAGGTCTTTCATCTGGAAGGAGTGAAGCACGAATGCAACAGGGCCATCCCAAGGTTCACTCGTGTTACCACGAATGCGATACGCTGCTGCGGCAATATGACCACTCGTAAGAGTAGTACCTGTGCCGCAAAGAGAAGTCGTTGCACCGTCAAGAACAGTCAGGCCGTCCTTGTCTTTCTGTCGTTCAATCGCCTGCTGACCAAGTGAGCCAACTTTAGCGAAGACGTTCTTCGATACGTTTCGAGCAGCACGGTCAGTGATGACTGTGTGAACCGAAATAACCGAAGGGGTTACAGAAATCGCACTGTCAGAGAGTTCCTGTGGGTTGTCTTCCTCAGTTGTCTCTGTGATTGCCTGAGCAGTTAGTTTGGCAAGATCAATCTCTCGCCAGTTATTGCCAACACCCGCGCCAAGCGTCTGCTTGTCAACAATTTGGGTCATTACACCCTTGTACTCACGGACATTTCGAGCCGCACTTACCACCGTAGGTAGCGAGTCGCTCAAACTATCAGTAATAGTTTGTCCAGTTGCCATTTTTAGTTGTCCTTGAGGCTAACCAAGGTTTATTCCCATGGAACGCATGACCTTATTTGCACGGGCATGGTCGTTAGAATTGCCCTGTGCGTAAACAGAGTTCAGCCATTGCTGATCTGTTATTGCGCCACCCTGTCCAACACCGCCGTCGAAAGTATTAGCTTCGCCACCGGAAGGAACTTCTGCCTGTTTAGCCGATATTTGTTGTTTTCGTAGGCCCTCAGCTTCGCCAAGAACCCTTGCTGCCTCTACGACCATAGCGGGGTCTGAATAGCCCTGGAGCAATGCTCGCTGGCTTTCTGGAACACCGTGCTGTCGCATCATTTCGTTTACCGAAGCATTCTTAGAAGTTATTTCAGCAGCTTGATTTACCTGCTGAAGCTGCTGCTCTAAGGCATTAGCCCTTTGTTCAGCTTGAAACGAAGCCTTGGCCGTATTAGCTTGCTGTGTCGCAAGCCTATTAGCCCCTGCCTCATCGTGACCTTCTGCAACTAACTGGGCTTCCAGTGATTGTGCATAACCACGAACTTCTGCTTCTAAGATCTGATCTGAGTACGTTGCCTGAAGTTGCGCTACCTGATTTCTCAAGTCTTGCATTTCAGTTTCGCGCTCATTCTCGCGCTGCCTGATAGATGACTCTCGCTTAGACCATTCTTCCTGAGTCCGCATTCTTCCAGATTCTTCTGGAGTCTCTACTTCGTCAGCAGTAGTCTCGTCGGGAGTCACCTCAGCTACAGCCGATTCTTCGGTTATCTCTGAGGTTTCATCGGGTTCGGGGGGTGTCTCGTCGGAGATTGCTTCGTCGCTAGTTGCACTAACTTCTTCCGTCGCTACTGCTGCTTGCTGTTCATCCCAATCAGCAGGGATAAGCAACTCGTCACCAGAAGGGAGGGAATCGGTTGTTTCTAGGGAGGATTCATTCTCAGAGGAGTCAGCCACCTCGTTTGGTGTGACCATAAAAGTCCTCGTAAAATTTGTGAAACCTTATTCAGTTGTATCAGAAGAATACTACATTCTTGCACACAACGGAATACTCAGCAGTGATAACCATTGAACGGAGAGGATCATATTCGCGGGTCAAACGAGATAGCCGGTGCTAGCGTTGGCACTGGAGTTGGGGATTAACTATCCCGTATGGCTATTAGTTGTTCTGTAGTTATTCCGAGTTCCCTTTGCAGTATGCCCTCTTGAACTAAGTTTCCATCCTTCCATTTACCCAGAATGAGTTCCCATAATTGATTACCGCTTGGCCATTTGGGTTCGCCATCTTTATTCACACCGTACAGCTTCCGGTTTGGGACACGAGCGTCTAATATCTCTTGAACAGCAGGGGCTGTCTCTTTGCGTCTGCGCCACTCTGCAAGACCCTTCTGAAGTTTCGGTGACAGGTTCTCAATGAATTGTTCTGAGGCAGGGAACCATTTATCAGTGTCTAACTCCCCCTCGAAACCAATTACATTGCCAAGTTGGTCTTTAGCCTCTAATTTATCTGTGTGCTTGTCGATCAGGGCATACCACTCTTCAAGCATCTTATCGAAGTCGTTGTTCGGCGGCTCGCCTGTGTATCCGGTTAGATCGTTCTCTAGCCTGAACTCATCAAGACGCGCTGCCATAGTCGCCTTAGATTTAGAAACTCTCTTAGACAAATCATTAGTTGCGTTCCACGCCTCTGCGCCCCCACCAATAAGAATCTCCCTAATCATGTCATTCAGGGCTTCTTCAGTAAGGGCGATCTGCTGGTTATGGAGAACCTTGCGCCGGTTCCTGTAACGAGGAATTGCTTGACCACGTTCGGCACTCTCGGTGTCTAACTGTGCGAGTTGTGGCCCTATCTCTGGGTCTTGCTCTATCTGGTAACGCTCAAGTTGGTTGAGATCGTCTAGGTTTTTACTAAAGCGTTTCTGTGCTTCACGGTCAATAATTCCTGAACGAGGGCGGGCACGCAGGTTCACTCCTGTAGCTTCAACGCCAAGGCCAAGAGTACTAAGCTGGGTATCGCCCTGTGTGAGTACGTCGGCTGCGCCAGGAATGCTTTCTCTTGCAGCCCGCTGTGCAATCTTGCCTAGTCCGATTGGTGCAAACATATCAATAGCAAACTGGACTGTACGAGAAACAATCCCACCCGGCCCAACACCGTCTATTGGTTCATCGTAGAAGTCTGTCCCCGAAATCTGGTTGAGTAGCGCACGCACCGGGACACTGAACCGACTTTCTGTGAACTGCTTCGGGTTCAAGACACGGAACACCGTATCCATCTGCCCAACAAGGTCAAGGGTCGCACCAATGCCTTCTCTCCCTAATTTACCGGGTAATTGAGGTGAGGCAAACTGAGTGTTGTAGCCGAACGGCAACGGCCCCCAACTGTCTTTTGATATCGGAGAATACCGCTCTTTAGGCAACGCCTCTCCTGTTGTCGTGAAGTGAATGATATTAGCCGTAGATATCAGGAACAGATACATTCCGATCCATTGTTTTGTCCAGAACGCTTTATTGGGGCCGTAGAATGTTCTCGTGAACTGGCGAAGCAGCCCTTCTGATTCACCGATGGAAAAGAACAGTCGCAACGCAGACTCGCGAATTACCCTGTTCTGGATAACACTCATTTCTGGTGGAGTTACTGAATACTTTATGTTTGCCTGTTCCGCTATACGGGCAACCAGTTGTGTGTCTGTCAGGTCGGGGTAGGTGCGAGCCATAATATGCGTGATGTTGTTTATCACATCGTTCAAAATCGACGCAGGATATGTACCTGAGAAAAGGCCCTGCCTGAAGGCTCGCTCGAAGTCTCCGACGGCACGAGCAACAGACTTTATCCGCATTGCGCCGGTTTCTTCAGCGGCTTCACGAACTATCTGATCCAGATTATCGGGAAGAATGGTGCGATCTTTAAGACTCAACCCGGCTTCCATTATCTTGCGAACGGTCACGCCGGGGCGACCTTCAATAATTGGCTTCGTATCGTTAAGCGACAGGTCGCGCAATGTACGTCGGTGTCCTGGGCTTACCCTTGCTCGCAACACATCGGCAACTGCTACCGGATACCTAAGAAGCGACTTCACTGATTCAATCG